GCCACGAAGTGCTTGTCTACGCGCACCAACATCAGCAATGTTTCCGTATGCTGTTTGTGCTGCTTGTTGCGCCTCCGCCCTACGAGCAGCCTGTGCGGCCTCACGATTCATAATCTCAGATGAAATAGCGGCATTACCTCCAATCCGTCCAGCTGCAGCCGCAGCCTCTCTGGCTTGTTGTTGAGTTGCCCGTTGTTCTTCTGGGGAAAGCGTTCCACGACGAGCATAAGCCTCTTCTGCCATTGTGCCAAACATGCCTGTGTAGGGTGCTGCTTGACCTTGAAACTCAGACTCAAGCCTTTGCGCTCGTTCTGCGTATGCTTGTTGCAAGTCGATTGCCCTAGCTTGCTCTGGAGAAAGTTTGTCCATCAAGTTGCGGACACGACCAGTTTGTCCGCTCATTGTGGCAAGTTCCCTAGCACGAAGATCGGCAATTTGTTTCTGGGCTTCTCTACTCGCTCTTTGAGTTAATCCAAACAAGCCCTCCTGCCCCTTAAACCCAGTAAGATATTGCTGCGATTCACGAAGCGATTGCTTCATTAAATCTGGGCCAAGTTTTTTCTGTAGAGCAAGGAATCCGGGAACATTTTGTTTGTAGTATCCAAGCATGCCCTCAGCTTGCTGCTGGGCCAAACTCTTACCATAAACTTTTTTTCCCTTAACCGTATTGTATGGCCTAGCGAAAATATCAATTGGTTCTGGCATGTCTCTAGCCGCAGACTCGGCTGCTTTAGCAGACTTTCTGCTTCCAAGAAAGGAAAGACCACCACCAACTACAGCGGCTGCAAGTGGAAGCCAGCATTGATTAATTCCAGTATCTGATGCAAAATAATTTATGGAAAGTCCAACTATAACAACTGAAGCTACTTTAAGTAAATCTTTTAGGTTCATAAATTTATCTTTCTATTAAGCTGATCTAACAAGGTAGCCTTGAAACACAGTACCATTAGCAAGGATTGTGCGATTTGATCCAGTTAAATGTCGCACATACAATTCAGCATAGTCAGTCGAGCCATTCATGTAAATTAAACCAGATACAGATGCGCTATAAGATTGACCGTTGATCCTAGCCCCATCCGCGACAGGAGATCCATTTTTGTATATTAACGCCCAAAGGTCTTCAGCGTCACCTACAGTCATTCCAATCACACCATGAAAAAAATAGTATCCAGCTACGCTTGGCGTAAATCTGCTGCTTGCAAAATTACTGTTTGTATCGAAACTCTCAGAACCTAAAACAACCCTAATGCCTGAAGCAGTTGCAACGGCTTGGTCGGTGCTTGGGTATGCGCTAAAGGCCGGCCCGTTTCCAACCACATTCGTTCCCAGCTTCGCTTGGGTGACCGCGCTAGAAGCAAGCTCATTAGATGTAATTCCACCAGCAGACACGGCAAGTTTACCCGGAGATACGACCTGCAAGGTTGTTCCTTGGATTGCATCGCTGGTAAATGTCGTATCATCAATGATGTTATTCATCTTAGCACTGGTAATTGTGTCAGTGCTTGTAAATGTGTAGGTTGTATTTACAACGCCCATATTATTTTTGTGATAGAATTTGTCTGTTAGTGATGGAACCCGCCACTTGAATAGAATGGATCTTAGGTGAACCGATAGTCCTTGTCAATGTGATAGTCCCAGTATAGCCGCGCTGACCACCAAGTCTGCATCGGATGCTTGCGGTTTCAGCCTCGTTAGGGCTGCTGGGTGATAGGATCTGACCACCAAGGAATGTGGTAGTAGTGCCAATACTCTCTGCAGAGTCTGGGTCTTCGGTGGCAAACGCAATGTCGTATTCACCAGTCTCTCCCGCCAAGTTCTGCATTTGCACTTGGGCATCAGTAAACCTCTTGCGCTCAAGGGTCTTAAAGTCGTACCCACGGCTAGTCACATACGAGTTGATCGTGGGAGTAACCACATCTGTGCTTTCATTCGTAACGCTCAAGCGGTCTGTGGACGAGTCGGAAGCGTCAACTTGGTGCAAGCCACCATTGGAACTAACGGCATACAGGTTATTCCGCACCCCAGCACTTGCTGTGATGAAGTTCTTAATTAGAAACCTAGAATCCCCATAGGTATCCAGCGATTCCCAGCCCTTGTTCAAGAAGTTGTAGATCAGAACCGCGTTATTTCCACGGGCATCGTTTCCTCCAGCTACAGAATCCAGCGGAACTGCGATGTAATAGCGGTTGTTGAAGTAAACCGCCACCGAATTACCCGCAAGATTTTTGTTAATGCGGTCAATGTACGGCTGAATGTTCTTGGAAAGTGGCTCCTCCGTGCCGCGAAGGTTGTAATCGTTAAGGAAGGTAAGCCCGTAAATGCCCTCGTCGGCCAAGAATAGCATGTTGTTAGCCTGCATCACCACCGTCTTGCGAGCCAAACACCCAACTTCACCAGTAAGTTCCTTAACCACGGTGTCAGACAGGCTTCCTTGGGTCTGTGCCACAAGGTGGATGCTATTGCGGTTCAAGACCACCAAGGAATCGTCGTAGAAACCATGCATCGCCACCACATAGTCGGCAGTGCCACCAGTAATACGGAACTGATTCTCGATCTGGTCAAAGGTCGTAGTGTCTAGTAGGTCGGAAACCGCGATCTCGTCAGAAATCTTTCTGCTAGTGTAGACTGGTGCGCTAAAAGTGCCAGATTGGGAGTAGTAGAACGGAACGAACAACCTGCGCTGGAAGTAGGTAGCCCAAGGCGCGCCGGGTTGGTGCATAAATCCACCGCCAGCGCTGAACCTTCCACCGAACTCGAATATATCAGATGCAGAGGTATTGTAGTTCCCGATAGGGGCATACCATTCGATAAGCGTAGTGGTAGCATTTACCACTTGGTAGGAATTACCAAGCATGGCTTGAAAATCAGCAGTAGCTGTTGAGTAAACGATAATTACATCACCAGCAAAAATTGTCGTATTCCCAACAACTTTGGCAGAAACAAGTCCACTAACTACATCGACATCCTTGGCTTGGATGTTGAAAACCTGTGGCTGGGTGTAAGCACCACCGGGGGACAGGGTAAACCCATCAGTCATGGTTGCTGCCGTGGTTACAAATGTGGTGCTAGTAGAAATCCCAGATGCCACAAAGGTAAATGAGTCTTGGTCGACGATTGTTGCCACCGTGAATGTCCCATTTGGAGGAGTACCACTGGTAAGCCCAGCGATAACCACAGACGAACCAACGGTTAGCCCGTGTTCACGGACTCTCATTGTCACCACGGTATTTGGACTAGCGGTCGCGTTGGAGGACGCAGAAAGAATAGCCCTTCCATTAGGATACCACTCAAGAGCTTGTTGCCCATCCCGCATGATCATCACCTTGTCGAAGCACTGCAACATATCGCAGTTACTCCCAACGGTGGCTCCCACGGGATACGGAATGGTCGTTGCCGTGTAGGGTGTCGTAGAAAGGTCGATCTTCTTCGCCAGAGTCTCCAGCGCAACAATGATGTACTCCTTGTTGGACTCGTTAGGGTCAGAGAACATGCAGGATGCCAACACATCGCTGGAGGCGGCATCGTTAATGTTGATCTGTGTAATCCTTGGGGTTGCCTCTAGTGCCACAGCAGTCACGCCAGTAACAGGAAAGGTCAATGTGTCCACGGTAGCCGCGGTCACAGCCTTGACCCCATTGTTATCCGTGCCAGTAAAGGTAATGCCGCTAACCGTAAGGTTGCCAGCCTCCCCAATAGTCAACCCATGTCCAGCCACGGTAATCGTTACCACATTCGCGGAATACGACACAGCGGTGATAGCCAAGTAGAATGGGCTTGGGAGAATGTGGAACGGAAGGTTCAACGGAGTGCCTCCAGTAGTCAGTACAGGGCTAACAGACACCACACTCTTGCGCGGCCTCCAGAAGCCCTCCATGCGTCCGTTAAGGCTTTCCCTTACCTCACCTGCCTCCAACTGGTTAAGCTGCAATCTCTGGTTTACACCAAAGAATCCACGGTCGTTATCGCTGCCGATAGCGTCATCCAACCCACCAGTAGACCGAAACTGGGACATTACGCACGATACGCAATAACCGCTCCAGATGTAAGCGTGAAGCTCGTAATATTACCACCAATGCCAACCCCAGCAGGAATCGTAATGGTGATCAGCTTCGTGCTAGCATTCGTAAGGTTAGGCGCAACAAACACACTAAACACAGTGTCGTTCACAGTCTGAACCCAACGGAATGGCCCAGTAGCCGCATCCGTACCAGAGTACACCTGTCCGCCGCCTTGACCTTGAAGATCGTATGAATCGCCTCTTGGCATAATGTAAATAAGTTTCTAAGCACAAGTCCATCTCGCGCTCACACAACCAATTACCACAATCCCACACATTATGTCAACCATAAACACAAATGTTACCTATCTAGCACATTTAAGCACAATACACTAGACCTATCCACAAATAACCCCGAACGGGAACTACCCCATTGTAACAATTTTTGTGGGGCTGGTTTATGGATGGCAATAATAAAAATAATTTCTTGGTCGACCCCCTCCCCCCGTCATACCTTAGTGGATTGGTAATGATTAGCCTGGTGTTCAAGCGTGCAGTGTTCATGTGATCAGTGCCGGCAATGCAAGCGGTCGTTTGAATGTGTCGCTTGAATCACGCGCTTGGCTGGAGAGTGTGCCTTGCCTTGCTCCGTGGAACATTTCCGTGGAACATATACAGCTGTGCCATGGTGCGTCGACTTGTGTTCCACGCCAACCTTGTGGAACATGCTTATTTGCTGAGATTCATCGCCAACAATAATTGTTCACACTTATTCACAGCTTTTAATCGTTGACAACTTTTGCGACATGACTATAATACGCTCCAAGCGTAACCCCCTTACGTAAGCCATCGCGCCATAGCGTGATGTGCGCACGACATCAAACAAGGTTATTCATTCATCAAGCGCGGTGATTGATTCTTTCAAGTGATGGAATGGATTCCATAGCGTGCTATCCTATTCCCTTTGCTTCTTATTCTCTCCGCTTTACTTCATCACCCTACCTTATAGGGAATGACTAGACGCTTGAATGCTTGGTTCCTTGGCGGTTTGGTTGTTCCATGGGTTGGAAGTTGACGCTGGCCGCAAGATTTTTTCATGGTTTGGAATTGAGGGAAACGCTTTGATTTAAGGGGTTTGGTGAGTTGGCAAGCATAAAGTTGAAATTTATTTTTGAGATATTGGCAAATATTGTTGGCAATCTCTCCGCGTCATGCGATTGTCTCACCAGTTGCGAGCGCAACGCTTAACACCAAACACTACGACAATATGACAACGACACAAATCGAATCCGTGAGCCTCGTGCTCAATCACAAAAATTGGACGGGTCTCTCACTCCGTGAGCTGGTAGACGCAGGACGCATCCAAGCAGACAGCTTGAATATCATTCGCGACTTCACAAAAGCGGCACTAGGTGAACCGAAGGACATGGACGAATGGCACAAGCAAAGGGAAATCCCCGCAATGGTCGTTCTCGCATTGCAAGGTTTAGCCATTGGAAAGGAGGTAGCATGATCCGCGACCTTTTCCTTGCCCTTGCCCTTGTGGCATTGCTTGGCATTGCCATTGCCATTTGCGGCGGGGCGTGGGGGCCGTCTGACCTTGAAATGCGCGTGCGTGCAAGTGAACCTTTGAACCTCCAAAAATAAATCAAAAACCCGCTTGCATTGCTAGCAAGTGTGCATAGCCTACAAGTCGAAACGGCGCGAGCCGTCCATGGGTCAAGCCCATGCTGAAGAGACTACAACAACAACAACAACAACAACGAAAGGAAAACAACGATGAAAAAGACACTGACCACAAGCGAAATCGCTCATGAATTGATCGACGATGGAAACGCAAATTGGAGCCGTGCGGGTGCATTTGCCCTTGCTCAATACCTCGAAGAACTCGAAGAAGGCACGGGGGAGGAGATGGAGTTTGACCATGTGGCAATCCGTTGCGAGTGGAGCGAATACGCCGACCTTGAAACCTGGCTCTCCGAATACTACGGCCGCCCGATTCCCGCCGCCTACGAATCCGCCGGCATTGATTTGGACGGTGAGGAAGACGAGGAGGAGAAGGGAGAATTGATCCGCTCGCACATTCAAGACCACGGGACTCTAATTGAGTTCAACGGCGGCATCATTGTTTCCTCATTCTAAACCATAACCCACCGAAACTATGAACATACACACACACACACAAGGCCCTTGGCATATGGGGGCAGGAAACGGAGAAGGAAGCATTTTCTCCGACAACGGGCGGACACGCTTGGAAATAGGCGGAACCACGCTCTGTTCCATAGCTCAAATCACGCGCGGATGGAATGAGGGGGAGGATGAAGCAAACGACCGATTGATCGCCGCCGCGCCGGAAATGTTGGAAGCATTGCAAAGCCTTACCCATCCAATGGCAAGCGATCAAGACTTGCAAAATGCCCTTGCCGTCATTGCCAAGGTGAAAGGGGGTGACGCGTGAGCGCGGACTTGATTTACTGCAAGCAAGGGCTTTTCACCGCTTTTATTTCACAAAGCAAAGCGGGTGATGATGCATGGCGCGAACTAGCAAGCCAAACGGCAGGGACGGGCAAAGTTTTCACCGCACAGCTGCCGGTGGTCTTGTCCGCTCTACGGGCGGCAGGGTATGCCGTAAGCAAGGCGAAAAAGCCAAGCAAAAGGGAAGTTGACAATCTCATGGCTGAGCTGGAAAGGGGGGTGGCATGACCCCACAATGGGAAACGCAAGCCCTTGCCCTCATTACGGGGGCGGGGGTGTCCACGGATGATGCGCCGTGGGTGTTGGAATGCATCCAGAAAGCCGTGGAGGAAATCGACCACCACGAGGATCACGAAATGTTCCCTCTGCTTGTGGATTATCACGCAAACGATAAAGCCGCGCTTTGCAACATCGACGCTGAAGCGTTCTCGGATGTCCTAGCCTGCCTTGGCATCGACTTGCACCGATTGGAAACCCTATGGGAGCGAAAACATATCGACCCGCCGATTGACGATTGGAGCATGGAATGAACCACAAACGAAACGAAACGAAACGATGATAACGAAACGAAAGAAAAAAGAAAACGGGTGGAGCTATCTTATCGAAAATAGCATCCACATGCACGGGATAGAACGAGTAAACATGACCACGACAAGCAAAGGCCCGTATGGGAGATATGCTGGGGTTTTTGTTGGGCTGTCATTTTGCGAGATACCGCGAAAAAAGGCGGCAAGTATCCTCCGAGAGGTGCGGAAATATCAACGAGCTGGAAAGGCGGCGGCATGAAAAAGCAAATGATCCTGGCGGCGGCTATTTTCGGCCACCTATTCCTGTTCCTTTTTGTGGACTCGCTATTCGAAGCCCCGACAAAGTGGAAAATGTGGGCTTTTTACGGCTCAAGCCTGCTATCCGTGGCAGTCTGGGCGGCCTATGTAGTCAATGACGACTTGGATGGAGGAGGTGCGGCATGAGCAAAAAACTAAAGAAACTTGAGTCAAGGTTCGAAAATGAGTACGACCTCGAAATGCAGGCATGGGGCGCATTATACGATGCGATGTGTGACGCTGGCCTCAACGACGAATGGGTGTGCGATGCCTTGCGGTACTTTGAGTTATGTGTCATCGACACAAACGAAACGCGCCGAAAAATCATAAAACTTGGAGGGATAATTGATGAAAGTTAATTGGAAACTCTACGACGATTTGGAGGCGGACAAATTCGCGTTCCTCGTTCGCATTGTGGCGGAGGTTTTTTCGGTCACTCCCGAACAGATCCTTTGCCGCTCACGCTTTGCGCGATGGGTGGAGCCAAGGCAACTTGTGGCGACGATATGGAGCGAAAACCACTCGCTCCAAGAGACAGGCTACCGGCTCGACCGGCATCACGGGGCGATCATCCACGCACGGGAGCGTGTGAGGTTCCTTGTGGAGCATAGCAACGGGTTTGCCGACAAGGTGCGCGAGTGCCTCCAACGCCTGGTCAATGAAGCCTCTATGGAAACGGAAACCCCAAAAGAAAAAACAGCGTGATTAAATTATTTAGCTTGCAAGAGATGGCAGACGACTTGAAACTGCCGCCAGCCGTAGTCGCCCTATGGGCTGCAGATGGCTACATACCACACATAATGAGGGACGGATTGCCCTTATTCGACCCCGTTGCGGTGGGGAAGCACATCGCAAAACAACTAAACAACCTA